CCATAGTCATGAAGTTAGTAGCTAGATCTATGGTAGTGTCAGTGCTTACATAGGTGTTAGTCATACCTCTATCTGTTAGGTCATAGTCCCAGTGGTTTGAGCCATTGATAAAGCCAGGCACATCCTGGTTAAACTGCTCCCGGGTTACGTTACCTTTCTCATAGCTGTTAAGGCTAAAGGCAAAGCTGTTCCATGAGCCTAGCTTGTCTAGGAATAAGATGCTGTACTCAGTGGTTCTAATCCTTCTATCTATGTTTACCCTGTACCTTGCTGAGCTCATCACTCCATTACGTTCATAGTGAAAGTCATAGTACTCAGTGGTAGGCTCTATCAAGTTACCTGAACCAAAGACCAGGGTAAGCACTCCAAAGTTGTTAGGCCCTACTGATACACCACTAAGATGGTCCACAGCTGTTACGTTCTTTTCAAAGATGTTACCACCATCATTAGCAAAGACCATTGTATCTGGTGCCGTTGGGGATCCATTAGCTATGCAGTTCACCCACATATCCTGAGATAGGGTAGCATACATATTCTTGTTACCTGCAGGGTAGTTAGTCAGGAACCTATCAGTAATGCCATTCAGCATAAAATCCTGATAGTTATAGCTTGGCCACTCAGCCCATTTGATGGCACCATTAAACACGTATCTATTTAGCACTGAGGCTAGGTTACGTACAACTGTCTTTCTCCCATCTGCATAAGTGATATCTCCATCCTTATTGGCATTGACTATCTGAGACCATAAGCTGTTCACTACTATGTAAGCAGGGTTAGCTACTAAGACAGTGAAGAGTCCTTCTAAGTTGGGGTTGGTTACACCTGCACCTGTTTGAGTGATGTTAATCTGATCACCTACCACAAATGTGTTAGCTACGTTTATTCTCACCCTTCCATTGTATGGAGCTGTTACCCATTGAGTAAGTGCTGCAGTGTAACTAGTGGTAGTCAAGTACTCCTCCCCTATCCTTACATCATATTTGTAGTGGCTGTTAGGTGCGTTGTATACTGAGGTGTTATTCAAGTTTAGGTCATAGCTTACCTTAGCCTGTAACAGCTTCGATAGATCTATCTCACCAAAGCCAGTGGAGTAAGTTGGCAGCACCCTGTACTCTGCTATCTTATTTGTGGTACCACTCTCATAGATATCATAGATAAACTTGAAGCCCTGCAGGTTTACATTACTACTGCTGTAGATGTACTTCACAGGGTTATATGCAGGGACTATTACTTGTGGGGTTGCTTGTGCTACTAATGCCATTACTTGTCTTTACCTATATTAGCGTCATTACTATTATTGTTTTTAAAGCCACCCATTGCGATGAGGTAGGCATGATCTAACATGGCTAGATGTTGTTGCGCCCTCATAGGGTTGTTGAATACTATCCTAACATGCTTGCCTGTCTTATGGTGGATGTATGCCTGCACCACCTGTATCTTATGTAGCGTATCAGAATGCATAGTAACTATCATCAGTGTAATACTCCTGCCTTATGTGAGTAGTGGCGTATCTTATTGCATCCATAGCATCATCAAATAATTTGACAGGCTCATCTGTTATGAAGTCCCCTATCTTCTTCCATTTGTAATTCTCATATTCTCTCTTGACTGCCTTATCATCTTGACATATTACGCCAAAGGTCTTAAGGTTGTCTATGCCTTTCTTCACCACCTTGTTTGCATTCTGAACATCATACCCTGCTATGTTCATTTCTTGTATGATTTCTGGACGTGAGTAATCTGCTAGGATGGTAACGGTCTGTTCTATGTTTAGGGTGCCTAACTTCTCTATGAGCATAGTAGTGGTGAGGTAGCTCTCATATATCACAGGCTCTATGTAGATATCATTATCACAGTAGTACACCCTCATCAGAGCTGTGGGGTGGTTGTATCCAAAGTCTAAGCCATACACGTACTTAACAAACTTAGCAGGCCTATGAGCTACAAAGGACCAGTTGCTGTAGATGTTACTCTTGCTTGTTGCCTTCTCACCTAGGGCATAGATCTGATACAGTGCCTCATCTGTTCTCTTAAGGTCCTCTATCTGTGCCTTAATGCTATCCGGTAGGAAGGGGTTATCTTTGTAGGTAGACTTGATCAGGGTGCTCTCATTAGCAGGAAGCTCATACAGCCATGATACACTATCAGATGGGTTGTAGTCAAAGATTAGCTTATCTTCTGTTCTCATGTTAAGCTGAGTGAAGTCATCGAAGTACAGCTCATTAGCTTCATTACACCAGGCTATATCTCTCTTCCTACCCCTTATCTTTTGCTCATCATCCACAGAGAAAAACTCCACCATGCTACCATTGCCGAAGGTGTAGATGTGCTCAGACTTATTGTGGCTCTCCTGCTTGTATAGCCCTATATCTTTTAGTATCTCTATGAAGTCCCTGAGCACTGTAGCACGTAGGGCAGGGAAGGTCTTACGTATCACTGACACTACCTTGTTGTTGTTCTGCAGGCAGTAGATGATCATGAGTTGACAAAGGCTGTAAGTCTTAGAGCTCCTACTACCACCCTCATTAATGATAAACCTCTTATCACTTAAGATGGCCTCATAGTTCTTCTCAAAGATGGCAGTCGCTTTTATATCCATAGCAAAGCTAGTACCTAGTTAGATACTATATAGTTATTATTATTATTATACTACTTAACTATAGTAACAGTTATAGCAGATATCTTCTCATCACCACTGGTTACATCTGTGTGCTCCTTCAGTGCATTTAGTCTCTGAGTTATGGACGGGTTAAATTGTCCTACCATCCCTCCTGTAATTTGATCGTTACGGATCTCTTTCTTTATGTGCGTACAGACTGTCTTGTATTCAGAATATCTACCCTCAGCATTATCAAAATAGTTATGTACATCAGAGTAATTATTATAGCAGAATATCTCAAAGCCCTCATTAGTCAAAGGTACTCTTAAAGGTTCTGCTACCATCTCAGCAGTCTTTTGAGATAGCACCCATTTAGTCCTAGGGTTAGCAGCACAATATGCTTTATACTCCTCAAATATCTCCATTAACTTCTCAGGAGTTTCTATCAGTTTAGGCCTCGGCATCTTTCTCTTTTTTCTCTTCGTTATCTACCCCTTTATACTTTGCCTTAGGAGTGCTCTCTTCAAATAGATAGCCTAATCCTTTAGAGGTATAATACTTATGATCCTTAGCAGTCTCTTCTGTTACTGTAAAGCTGGTCTCATAATTGCCATGATACATAGTAATATACTTACCTAGGTGTTCCGTCTTTATCTTCATACTGTAATAAAATTAAAAAAGTGTAATATAATGCTATCCAAATTCCTGCTGCTCTGCTAGCCCAAACATAATCTAGGGTAAACAAAGCAAGTCCACAGCTCAGAGCTGTAAGCAGTGACAAGATACTAATAAACTGACTCGGTTTCATACCTATATTGTAATTTGTTTAGGTTTTGTTTTAATTCTTTGATCAGGTAGTAAGCTGAGGTATGGGTAATACCAAAATAGGTAGCCAGTGCCCGGGAAGTTATGTACCCTTTATCTATATATGCCTCAAATACTATCCTCTGCACCTGGTCCACTATCTCTGATCTATATATCTCTATTAATCCCTTGTTAAAAGAGTACAATTTGTCCTCCCTTATCTTATCTGCTAGCTCATCATCCTCTATTCTATCAGGAGTGTTATCTATTATAGCTGTTACCCTATCATCTTTGTGGCTCTTTGATGTACTCCAAAGGATCTGATACTTAATTGTGTTCAGCAGGTATGCTTTTACCTTATCCTCATCTGCTGTGTAATCATTTATAGTAAGCACATGGATGTAACTGTTGTTAATGACTGTATCAGCGTCTATGTAGCTCCCCATCTTAGATAGAAAGTAAGCCGTATAAGCTCTCACCTCAGGGTATGCCCTGCTAATGTAGTTGTCTAAGAGCTTTTTCATACCATATCATAAAATCTTTGTACCATATCCTTCTCCTAACAGATGCACAGAAGCACTCTCTAGGTTGCACCCCATCATACTTAGTTCTAATCTTATATAAAGCTACACAGCTGTGCTTAGAGTACCTGATGTTCTCAGGTAACAATTCTATTTCAGCTATACGGTCTATCTCAGTTTGTTCAAACATTCATCTAATATAAAAGCAAGCAGTGCAGCCTGACAAGCCAGGATAAAATCAAAGGTAAAAAGTAAAGTAAACCAAAAAGCCACACATTTAATACATCCTAGTGCAGAGTGTATATGTATGGCTATTGGGTACCTGGTATTGTACTTAAAAAAGTAGTCTATAGTTGCCTGTATTGGTTCAAAATTAGTAAACCACCAAGCTAAAGGTATAAGAGCTAATAATATCATAGCTCAAATATAGTAAATTAATTAGAACGGTAGATCATCATCCTGTGCAAATGGTTCTGCAGGTGGTGTTAATACTGCTGGCTTAACATAAGGCTCTTGAAAAGTAGCACTAAAATACTTCATACCTGACTGTGATGTTTTAAGCCATAGAGCTACCTCCATCTCTTTACCGTTAACGTTTACCTTCCCTTTGTAATCGGGTTGAGTCTCTGCTGTCTTTTTATCATTTTTAAAGATAGCTCCTGTGTTGTTCTTTGTTTCCATTGTTTATTACTGTTTTAAATTGTTAATAACTATTTTAAATACTTCATAGGCTTCTAGTTCAGCCCATGTTATTATCTCCTCCTCCATAAATAGATCCTCCTCAAATCTATCAATGCTCTGGTGCATTAGTTCATGCATGATTAAGCCAAAAGTATGTATCTGATCTGTGCACCTTGTTAAGTTAATGAATACATATTTGTGAAGGGTGCCAGGTATAAAGTTACACCACCCTGCAAAGTATGCATCTTGTGCATTATTATCGTACAGCTCACAAGCCACCTTATTTAGCCCATGCATTTCTGTTACGTTGTAGTAATGGAATATTTCACATGGGTTGTAAGATAATAGCAGCTCATACCCATCCCTTTTGTAGCTCTTCATAACTTAGTAAATAAGTACATGATAGTACAGTACCACCCCCACACTATGGCAGGGGCTAGTAGTATTGATAGTAGGATAATCATAACCTACGTTCTTTAATGATAGGTAACTCTTCACCATACAGCCTGCATGTAAGCTCTTCTGCATACTTAATGGCCTCTTTGGCTATATACTTAGCTGATACGCCTGCACCGTTGTTTATAAGTGCCTGCATGGCTAATAGGATAGCATCCTCTTTAAACTCTTCTCTTGATCTCATAGTTAGTTATTTATATTGTTTTAATCTAGTTACAAATTCTTGATAATCTTCCTTAATATCAAAGCTTCTATCATCTAGGTAAATTCTAGTATAAGTTCCCATATCCTCAAAACTTTTTAAGGTTTCAATTCTAAAAGAATATTTACTATTATCTATAATAGTTACCTCCATAAAGTATATGTTTAAAACTTCGCTCATAACTGCTGTATTAATTCATTAAAATAATCTCTGCACTGTTCTACCCTCACCTTGATAGCCTCTATCACCTCCTCATCTCTTTGTATTACAAAAGTCTTTACTCTTTTAGCATCAGGGATATGGTCGAAGCTGTGCTGTTTCTGCACCTGGTCTCTAAGATCTAAACTCTCCTCCATTAGCCCTAACTTATAGTGTGCACTCTTTACCTCCTGCTCTACTATTGCATGTGGTGTATTGGTTAGGCAGTAGCATAGTAAGGCCTCTTGTTTATCAGTTAGCCACATATAGCCCTGTAATTGATAGTAGTAATCTTTATTAGGGCATTCAGTATCGAACCAGGGGAAGGTGCTGCCACTCCATGAATTTTTAACATCCACTAGCACCTGATCTGTAATTACATCGGGAGTACCTGTTAGCCACTCATTACTAAAGTTCTCCTCATTCTTAAATAAGAAACCTTTATCAATTACATCCATTACAAAGCTGAGGCACATATCCTCACACTCATTACCCTTGTCAGTGTACTTACTAGTAAACTCTTTTCTGATACCATAAACGTGTGCCAGGGCTAGGCCCTGGATATACGTCTTGGTAGTCTGAGATAGTACCTCCCCTTTTGTCTTAGGAGATGTCATTATCTTACCTATAGCTGAACATCTTATTTTCATATCATAGGTATTAATAGTAGTGCTTTCTCTTGAGTTTCTGTAAGATCAAAGCTATCCTTTAATTTCTCTATGGTGAATTTACCATCTGCTATAGTCTTAAGAGCCTCAGTAAATCTCTTTGCATCTATCTTAGGCTTTGCAGTAGATGCTACGTGGCCATCATCATCAGTTGCTTGAAGCGTGAGCAGGCTTTGGATGGTGTACCTGCGAAAGTAGCTAATTTGTGATCCCTGCTTCTGTGCATCTAGGGATAAGTCAAGTGCCATACAGCTAGAGATAGAAAAGCCAGTATAAATACAAACAAGCTGAGTACAAACACTACCACCATCTATAGGCTGTAATAAAAGTAGATCATGCTGTAATAGAATAGGCTCAACAGCTTCTAAGATACTATTGATATCTGCATAAGATTTCTTAAAGTGGGGGTTAGTAGCATTCTTATGTACTTTACCGATTAGTTGCTTTGCCTGGTGAAGGCGAACATAGAAGGGAGCAGGCTGCTGCTCAACCTCCTGAGGCTTTACAGCCTTTGTAGTTGTTTTTTCCATTGGTTAGTTTATTAATTGTTTACAAATATACTACTTATTATTCTATTTTCACATTATTTTCAGAAATTATTTCTCTTAGCTTCTCCCTTACCTCCCACATTTCCTCTTTACCATTGTACTTGTACTCACCTCGTAACCACTCATCCATCTCTACAAGTGCCATATAATAGTTAAAGCCATTGGTTGCATGGTTGAAGTGCTCCTGATCCTCAGGTAGGTTAAATTCTAGTGTTGCTTTCATATGTTTCTTTATAGTATTGTTCTCCATCTTCATGGTCACCAGTCCATTCGCAATCGTTATAAGCATTTACAATTTGCTCTTTCTCCATCTCTTTGGCTACATCAAGTACATATCCAAAATCAAATCCATAACCCTGCAATTTTTCCTTAATATAATCTACTGCTGTTTGTTTCATATCATTTCTATTTAATTAATGGGGCAACTTTTACCCCTTATGCTTTATAGTTTTGGCTAAAGATATCATACCACTGCACAAAATCATCAAAGCTCTTAGAGATTATATACACTCCTCCTGCAGCTTCAATCATCTGTTGGTATTCCTTCTGCACCACTGACTGCTTATCCTTACCTATCTTTACTTCTATCTTAACAGATCTCCCATAAATAGTAGCAGAGATATCTGCAGATCCTGGAGTTCCTGTACCCTTAGTCCACTGCCCTGCAGTCTTACTACCATCTGTTCTATAGCTTTGCCTGAATACTCCCATTGTATTAATCCTTTCAGCTTGATGCTGTGAGAAGTTTAGGAAGTCTTTGATACATTTAGTCAAGCCATTAGCCGTAGCATCTGAGTACTTAGTTAGTGGTATGATGTGCCCTGGTGCTGATGGGTACCTGTAGCTCATGTACTTAATTTCTAGCTCTTTTAATCTAGCTTTGTTTTCTTTGTTCATTATACCCTCTTATTATTTTTTAACTCATCTAAGACCATTTCCAAAGACTCTATAAGTGTATC